ATAGTGTCGGCTTATCTTTTTTGGAAGGCTTACACGAGCACTGAGCCCCTTACAATAGCCATCTTATCCCATAAGCTACAATCCTCTAAACACTTGCTGAAGATTCACAAGACATTCTATGACCATCTGCCTACATTTTTAAAAAGGAAACTATCAGTTGAGAATACTACAGAGATTACATTTAACGACAGCGGTGCTTCGATTATTGCTGTTAGTGCTGAAGCGAAAGGGGGGCTCCGGTCCTTTACCTGTTCCTACCTACACATCAGCGAATATGCGTTTGCCCCCAATCCTGATGAATTAAAGGCTACTGCCCTATCGGCACTAAACAACGGGCAGTTAATTATTGAGACCACTGCGAATTACTTTAATGATGCAATGCACCAAGAGATTATGCGTTATGAACGGGGAGAAGCAGATTGGAATTATCTATTCTTCAGATGGTTTGACCACTACAACTATCAACAGGAATTACCAGAAGAAGGCGTAGAATGGACTGATGTCGAAGAAGATTTAAAAGAAACTTATGATCTTACTGATGAACAACTTTATTGGAGAAGATTAAAATTAAGTAAATTGGGAGATAAGTCTAAGTTCATTAGAGAATTCCCAGCATCTATTGAGGATGCTTATTCAATTGCGGGCAACACTTATCTGTCCCGTGAAGACTTTGAGGAGATAGAAATTGTTCAAGTCGAACCTAGAGAAACTACTATTCTGGATGATGTTAATCCTGATGATAACTACGCTATCGGTGTCGATGTCGCTGCTGGTGTTGGGAGAGACTATTCGGTCATCTATGTTATCAGCAAGCGAACACACCAACCAGTGCTCATCTACAGAAGTAATGAGGTCTCACCAGTTTATCTTGCCGAAAGAATCGTTGATTTTGCGACAACCTACAACAATGCGTTGGTTCTTGTTGAATCAAATAACTTCGGTAATGTAGTGCTGAATGAGATGAGCCACATGGGCTACAGAAAGATCTGGAAAAAAGATGGTAAAGATTGGATCACTACACTTAAATCCAAGACTGCTATGTTTGAGAACCTAAAAGATGAAATTGTTACTGGCTACATTCATCTACTAGACAACATAGTTTATTCAGAGCTTCGTGCTATTACCGTAAATGATAGAGGCAACATAGAACTTGCTAATCAAGATGGAGCACACAGCGATAATGCAGTTGCTCTTGCGCTTGGTTACATGTGCTTACAATCTATCAGGATAAAAGAAGTCCCCTATCTCCCCCATTGGATTAAGGCAAAGAACGCACGTAAGACTAGACAGACTGGCGGCATAGCCATCGCCAGCAAAAGAAGATACAACTAACACTTGACTTTTACTTTATTCATAGAGAGGAACTAACAACTATGGCTCGAACTTTACAAGACATTAACAACTTTATCCAAATCTGTTATGGAGAACATAAAGAATTTTGGAGAGAAAAGGCAGGAGAACTTAAGCGCTACAAAGATGCTTATGAAACAAAGTTCTGGGAATCAGAAGCCTACGACACTACGATGATTAGGATTGAAACTTCTGATGCCTTCGGCTACATTGAAGGATTTATTGCTTCTTTATTTACAAAGACACCATCTGTTATTGTTGGTGACGATATCGCTGCTACTGGTGGAGATGCTAAACTAGCACAGGCAGCATCAAATAGATTCCTTTACACACAGAGAGAGCAGTTAGAGATTGCGAGCAGACTAGCACTTATCTATGAATACAGCGCATTAAAGTTATGCCCACAAGATTCTAACGAGATGCTTGATAAGGTAAGCATAGAAGCCATCCCTTGTTGGGAGGTTATGGTTGATAGAGATGCGTCTGACGAAAAGACATCTAGATTTATTGGACATAATTATTTCATTACATTACCAGAAGCAAAGAAGAAGTTTGGTAATAAAGCTTTCACACCAGTTCCCAAGCAGGATTACTTTGATAATTATGAGCCCCGCACCAACCTTTATGACGATTCACTAGCAAACCTACCAGATGACTATCTTTATGTTGAGATAGTAGAACTTTACGATCTCCTTTATGATGAGGTCTATTACTGGTCTCCTAACTATTCTGGTGGAGATAAGGTTCTTGATCGTGCTTCTATCCCTATTAGAACTTATAACGATAATCCTCTTCCCAACATTACTACACTTTATTACAGCCGTTGTCCATCCAAACCAATGGATGGTCTATCAGCACTTGCGAGGATCTATGACCAAATTTATGAGAAAAACATTCTTCGCACTTATTGGGCTAATGCTGTTCGTAGGGATAGTCGTCAGTATCTTTATAAAGAAGGTTCGTTTGATGAAGAACAACTTGCGAAGATTACTGCGGGAATTGATGGAGCGATGATTGGTGTTGATGAAGATAGTCTTGCTGGACTTATTCAGCAGGTTGGTGTTGAGCCTATTAGTTCTAACTTTGACCGCTACTTGGCTTACATCGAACAAGACATTAACAGAGGATCTATCCTTGCTCCTTTCAGTCGTGGTGAAGCAACCAAAGCAACAGCCACAGAGATTACTGCCCTAGCCCAGTATTCAGCAAGTGAAATCGGTAAGATGGCGAGAGAAAAAGATCAGGCACTAGAACGCATTACTGAAATTTACATAAGGCTCCTAGACCTATTAGCGGACGAAGGAGAGACTGCTGTGCTTGATGTTGAGGGCGAGGCTCGTGTTATTACACCTACTGACCTAGACGGCAAGTTCCGCATTAATGCTCTTGACCAAGGTTCCACACCACTATCAGATGCTATGCGTAAGCAGAACTTCTTGGCTCTGCTCCCTACACTACAGGGACTTGGTGTTCCCCCCGAGAAGATTAAAGAAGAATTAATTAGAATGTATGAACTGCCGAAAGACTTTTTAGAAGTCATCCAGCAGCCTCCTGCCCCTGTTGCTAGTCCCTCTGCTGCCGATCAAACGATGGTTGAAGGTGGTGTAACAGAACAGGTCACATCTGCCGAAGAGACTGCTAGAATGCTAGGGAGGAAGCCCTGATGCCCCTTTATTCTTGGCGCTGTGCGCGTGATGGTTTTGAAGAAGAATTACTTATGTCTTATGATAGATCAAAGAAAGTAGAAGTCATCTGCCCACACTGCGGTGATGCTATGTCAAAGATGATGTCTATGCCTGCTAAAACGGCTTCTCTCTGGTCAGGAAACTGGACCGAGGGGATGAGCCACACTTACTTTTCTAAAGCACTAGGAAGGCAGGTAAGCTCTAAGAGAGAAGAAGAAAAGATTTTAAATGCTCAAGGATTTGTTGCTGAATCAGACCTAGGTGAAGGTTGGATTGAGAAGAAGCAGGCAGAAGTTAGAGAGAGATCAGCAGAACAAGACCGAAGAGCAGAACTTTACCAGACTACTTTAGCCGAGACTGGTGATCAAAACAAGGCTATGACTGAGGCTTTTCCAGCAAGTGATTGCTTGGACGGGACGCTCGACAAACTTTATGATCAAAAGATCACCATTTAAAAGGAGATTAAAATGGATAAAGACAAAGTTGTTATGATTGGTGTAGGTTCCCGCCCAGAGGGCGATCCAATGGGAGAGGAACTAGAGATGGCGGAGGAGGCAGATGCTGATATGTTTGCAGCGATGGCTCCCCGTGGTGATTTTACTTCTCGTGGGCTTGGTCCTCTTGTTCGTGGGACTAACGCATTGCTGCCTCTCTTTGGACAATCAGCAGATTATCCTGACGTTGAGGATACCGAAGTTCTTCCTACTGACTTCGTAAGAATTCTTGCTATGTTCCAGCAGGCTGTAGAAGAAGCCATAGAAGAAGATGCTATTCGTGATGAGATGCGAATTGATCTAGATGATGTTCGTGACGACACAGCACTTATGACTATTGCTGGTAAGTTGGAGATGCTCGCAAAAGATAAAGAATTTAAAAGATTCCTACAAGAAGAAGTTGATGGCGAAGAAGAGGGCGAAATGGATAGAGAATCAGAGATGGAAACTATGTCGCCTGAAGAAGAAGATGAACTGCTAATGGGCAGAATGTAAGAAACCATTAATCAATAAAGGAGATTAACAATGGAAACTGGTAATGATACCAATACTTCTGTTGAGGCACCAGAGACTGCGGAAGCAGCACCTCAAGAGACTATTGAAGAAACAATTGAGAACTTTACATTAGATGACCTAATGTCTTATAGCGAAGAGCAGGATCCCCTGTTCGCAGATGACGCACAACACAAAGGAATGAAGCCACTAAATGAATGGATTCATAATGTCCCAGAAGATGTTCGCAAACATTTAGCCAACATTAGAGGAGATTACACCAGAAAAACGCAGGAACTTGCTGCTATGCGTAAAGAAGTTGAGGCAGC